CCCTAACCTTACTGTGCCGGATGCGTAGTGACTCAGTGAACATCCCCTGGCCATCCCTCATTCCAGCCCTTCCCCCTCTTTTGCCTAGCTTGAAGATGAAGTGGGGCTGTTCCGGATCTTCCCTGCGTAAAATGGCTGTGCTTCTAAACCAATTGGCTAGCTCACTGCTGCCGGTGAAGTCATAGGTGGCCTGGACATTCCCATCACCCTTCTTAGGTGGTTTGTTTTGATGGTGGACAGCAATCAATGCACAGCCTGTCCGCATCAGGCAGGGCTGAAGGATGTGACGCAGGAAGTGGCTGCAAAATTCCTGCTTAGACACATCCCCCCCTGCAAATCCTAAAAGTGGGTCACAGACTAGCAGATCCGCACTGTGGGTCTTAACCAAATCTTCAATAAGCTGCCCAAAGGCATCACCGGTCTTAACTGCTTCCCGGTAGATGAAAACATTTTCAAACAGCATCTGCTGTTCACCCAGGGTAAGGTGCATTGCATTAAGCACATCCTGCCACTGTTCGCCCAAATCCCCCCCGTCATTTTCACTTTGAAGCAGGACAATCCGCAGTGGCTTGACCGGCTTAATGCCCCATAGGTGTTTGCCCAAAGCCCAATTAACAATCATTGAAGTCACTAGGGATGACTTGCCACACCCAGCCTGGCCGGAAAACAGTAGGCTACCACCCCGGCACAGCCACCGGTTGCCTATTAGGTTATTCTGGTCATTGTGCCTGTCGAAATTCAGCAGATCAGCCAGCTGCATCCTTTGGGTGGTGGTTTGGCCGGTGTTGCCTTCCAGCAGGGCTTTAGCCTGGGCTTGGAAGGATGTGGCCAGCTCAGATGGCTTGAAAGCCCCGGACAGTGCCTTGGCAGTAATGTCCCTGGCAATGTAGATGAGCTGCCTAGCCTGGTGCTTCTCACTTAGGATGCTGATGGCTGGCCGGATGTTGGCTGATGGGGAAAACAGGGTGCTGGTCAGCTCATTGATGTAGCTGATGCCACCGGCCTGGTCTAGTGCCAGGGTGGATCTAAGGTGATTGGTTAGGGTCAGCTCATCTGGGCTGATGCCTTCAGTGATGAGCTGCTGGCAAGCCTGGTAGATGGTCTGGTGCTTAGGTTCAAAAAAGGTGGCTGGCTGAAGGTTCAGATCCGCACACACCTTGAAGATACCGGCAGACTGCCCTGCATCCACTAGGATAGATGCAAGCACAGTCCGTTCAGCATCCAGGTCTGAGGGTGGCAGCTGGCCTGGGGCTTTATGTGTGGTCATAGAATTTTGCCCCATTGGTCAGCCATAGCTTCAGCAACACCTTCAAAGGTCTTACTGCTTTCCTTTGCGTTTTTACTGATACCGATTGAGAAGCTTTGCCCTCTTTTCTTTCCACCTGTGTTAGATGGCAGGTAGGGTCTGAATTCTGAAAGCACATTGGTTGGGATGAGCTGCGGAAGGTTTTTAAGCCAAAGCAAAGTCCGCTTTGAATACGGATGGCCAAACTGATAAGGCTGAATTATTTGCTGTGGTGTTGGTAGGTTAAACACCTTAAGTGGTGTTGGGTTTTCTACGCAAATCCTAGGGCAGTTTGCGTTAAGCATAGCTTCAAAGAAAGCTTTGCCTTCATAGCCTTGCTGCAACCGGTCTTGATTGATTTGACCTGCTGAATAAAGCCACCTTGCCCCAGCCTTAGAAAGATAAGTGCAGGGTGGGTGAGCAATGATAAGATCCCAGCCCTGGTTGATGATTTCCAAAGCATCACCTTGAAAGTGATGGCCTGGCTTATCACTAGGCATAAGGTCACAGCTTACAGCATAGAAACCTTTAGATGCAAAGGCATCCCTTACAGTGCCGGACAGCTCACAGGCTACCAGCACTTTGGCTTTGTGGTTTGTCATTGGGAATTGATTGGGGATGGCCAAGCTGCCTAGGGGTGGCAGCTGGTCAACCTATGTTTTAGAAATCCGGTGCTTCAGTGGTATCAACCTGGCTGGTGAAGGGGTGAAACTTAGTGACCTTGCAGATGGTTTTGGTAGTGCCATCAGCAAAGGTCACATCTTCCTGCACCACACTTACCTTAAGCCACTTGCCTTCAGCTTTGGCCAGGAATGTCCGCAGACCTTCAGCAGACCGGACAGGCAAGCCCACCTTATCACCGGTGGCAGTGCTGACAAAGGCAGCAGCCCTTTTCAAAGCACCATCAGTGCTGGCAAAAAAGGTATCATTGATTTTCTGGCTGTCCTTAGTAACCATCAGCACTTTAATCTTAGCATCACCCTTCTGGGTTTGGCTAACATCTTCATCAGTGATCCGGCACACCTTAACCACATAATCACCTGGCTGGGTGATGCGGGTAAGCTTGGGCTTATTGTTATTATTGTTTTGGTAGGTCATTGGTTTCAGGGTTAAAGGGTTTAACAGTCAGCTGGCCTTCATTAAGCAGCTGCTGGATTAGGATGGCTGTGGCAGGGTTGTCAGTGCGGACAAAGGAATTACCACTGTAGAGGTAAGCCTTGCCCTTCAGGATGGCCTCAGGCTGGTTTGCAGCTTGGCAGTGGAACATATAGAATGGCTGGCCATCAGGAGTGCTTGGCTTAAACACTTCTGCTACCCAGACTTTGCTTAGGGTAGTCATCAGGCAAAGGTGATGGCATCCACTTCAGCCTTAGACCCATAGGGCTTAAGGGTCTGGATCTGCTTAGGATAGGTAGGGAAGCTGTTGAAGGCCATAGCAGCCCGGTAAGCTTCAATAGCCTGGGTGACCAGCACCCCACCATCAGAAATCAGTTCACTACTCATTTCAAAAATACCGGTGGCATTGGGTGCAGCCTTTTCCCCGCAGATGAAACGCACACCCTGTGGCCGGAAGCCAAACACCTGTTTGAACAGCAGACAATAGAAGGCAGATTGGATGTGCCAGCCCCTCTTGTAAACTGTGGCCAGGACATTTCTGGGTGTGATGTAATCCCCAAAGCTCTTTAGGTCATAGATCCAGCCATCAGCTGTGATGAAGTCTAGCTGACCCTTCAGTTTCACATCACCATAATCACAGGTTAGGGAAAGCTCAGTGGCCAGGGGGACAATACCCCAATGCTTCATTTCAGCGTTTAAAGCCTGGCCGGTGGCCACAGCTTCCTGGTATTCATCCCGGTCAGCAATGGTCTTACCCTTGGCAGTCAGCTCAAAATTGTCCCACCAGGCAATGGCTTCCAGGGTTTCAGGCTTGGGCTTCTTAGCTGTCCGCTGCTTCTCAGTGGGCTTCTTAGGGGCATCATCCGGAAGGCAGATGACCTGGCTGGTGAACAGATCCGGCTGAAGGCAGAAAAGGTGGGTAAGGCTTCCAATCCGCAGGGCAGCAGTTTCCTTCTTAGGGCTATCCAGGTAAGCCTTAAGGTGGCCGGGGCTGATAAGGATGAGCTTGGCAGCTGTCTGGTTAAGTGCCGGTGTATGGGCATCATAGTCAGCCCTAGTCCAATTGGCAGTGGGCAGGGCATCTATCATTTGTTTGGTGATCATTGTGTGGGTGGGTTAGAAGGTTATTTTAGGCAGCTTTCCAGGATTTCAATGCACAGGGCTTCCGGCACTTTGCTTCTTTCATAGGCATTTTTAAGACCCTGTGTGCCGGTGATGCTTCCCCTGGGTGCAGCTGTGTGGCAAGTGTCACCATTTTTACAGGCTGGCCGGGGATGCCAGGTGTGGCTGTTTGTCCAAATGTCAGTGGGCTTCATCCGGGTATCACCATACTGACAATAAGTGACAGTTTGCAGATAGGGGATGTGGCCAAGGGTGGGCAGTGTGCGTAGCATCCCCCTGGGGTTTTCAATGAAGAAGTGGGTGGGGTTAAGCTGCCGGATAATGTCAGCAGTTTTCTGGACAATGGTGATGGCCAGCAAAGCCCCAGGCGTTTTGGGTGTCCGGTCTGGCAGCTGCCAATTTCGGCCAATGGAAGCCACACTGAAACAGGTGCAGGGTGGTGAAGCCCAGATAACATCCGGCTTCCAGGGCAGTCTGTTCACATCAAATTCCAAAATGTTTGTGACATAATCAATGCCTTCAAAGGCGTTAATGTCTGATGTAAATGTTTCCATCCCCATCAGCTGGGCTTGCTTGCTGAAGGATCTGCTGCCAGCAAACAGGTCAAGCACCTTCAGTTTAGTGGGGTCAGCCATTGGGATTGGTTGCCTTAGTCCAGGCATCAATGGCTTTGTTTGCGTTGTCCAAGTGTTCATCCACCAGGAAGCCAGCACCGGCCAGCTCATCCACTAGGTCACAAAGCATCCGGCCTTTGGCTAGCACCTTGGCCTTATCCTTCCTGGCCTGGGCAAGCTTGGCTTTCAGCTTATCAATTTCAGTCCGCAGTTTTTCGGTTTCGTCGTTTTGCATTTGGATTGTCATTTCTAATTCATCATTGGTTTTTATCAGCTGTTCAATGTAGTTTTCATTTTCATCAGCTGTGTCAACGCTCATTTGGTTTTGTGCAACAGGAATTCAATGAAGCCTGTGTTGGCCATCTGGCAGAAAAGGGCAGCATCCGTTTTAGTGTCAAACCTTACCAGCACCCCATCCCAGGAAAGGAAGCCGGGGCTGTGCTTGAAGTTTCCACCTTTGACCAGGATGAATTGCTTAGTGCTTCCGTTGCTGTCCCGGCCTTCTTCAATTGTGTAGGTGATGGGCTTAGTCATTGGGGTATTTCTTCCGGTAGGCAGCAGCTTGGGCTTCAAGTGCGTTGATCCGTTGCAGTAGCTCCCTGTTATCCCATTCCAGCTGTCTGCAAATGCTGCCCAATTCCCTTTGCCTAGCCAGAATGTCTGAAATAATGTCCAGGATTTGACGCAGCTTTGACACCGGCAGTGGCTGGTTGTTATTGGCATCAACCATTGTGGGCAGGGCAGATTGTGCGGATGGTCTTAATGAGAATGTCAGCAGAAGCCCGGTGTTCCCGGGAATAATAAAAGGCATTGTCTGCCAGGTTAGCCAGGGACAGGGCAGCTGACTGTGTGACCTTCAGCTGGGCAGACAGATCACCCCGGCTAGCTTGCTTCAGCATCTGCACTTCTTCCAGGGCTTGCTGGTAAAGCACCCAGACTTCATCAAAGGTAGCCTTGCTGACATACTGCTTAGCCTGGGCATCCAGGGCAGCTTCAGCCAAGCTGATTGGGATAAGGTTAGACATTAAGATTTCCCTTCCTAGCCTTCTTCAGCTGCCGGTTAGAAATGGTAAGGCACTTGCGGATGTGCCGGGGCTTGACCCCTTGCAACCACAGATCCAAGGCCACACCCTGCTTCTGCACCCGGGTCAACAGGTGGGCTTTGGGAAACCGGTAAACCGGCTGGGTCTGGTAGGGCAGCTGTTCCGGAAACCGGGCTGCACTTATGACAGTGGGGTTAGCCATTGTTCACAGCTTCCATAAAAGCCTGGGTCATTTTGGGATTACCGGTGAGCAGCTGCACCTTATCTTCCGGCAGGAAGTCAAGCTGTTCACCTTCCCTAAGCCAGCCCTTCTTCCACAGGATGGCTTCAGCAGCCTGGGTCTGGGTAGGGGTTGTGATGCCAATGCTTTCCCACCAGGCTTTGCTAGGCTGGCTGG